TCAGGACGGGATGTGAAATCCGCCCTTCATCATAAAGGCCACCACCCCGGCGACCATCGCGCTGAGCGCCGCGCCGATGACGATCTTCCCGAGCCATCGCATGTTGCCGCCTAGATCGTCCATCTTCTTGTTCAGGCTGGTGTCGACGGTATCTATCTTGCGATCCATCATCACGAATTTCTCCAGGAGGCTTTTCCACTGCTCCTCCTTGCGAGCGTCCGCGATATCCGCCTGAACAAATCGCTGCTCCATGCTGGTCAGCCTCTGCTCTGTCGAGGCGTGCTTGTGCTCAAGTGAGACGACCCGAGATCGTAGATCGGCGGTGTCCATCGTGTTCATATCTGGCGTTCCGTTTTGCAATCCCCTGCCCTCGTAAGCGATGCCACGTTAGAAAGAAGAGCCGGCCCCCGAGGATGAGAGCCGGCATGTCGCGTCGTTACTGCGTGTTCTTCGGCGCGATGTAGGTCAGCACCGCCGGCAGCCCAATCGTGAGCGCGTAGAGCGCCAGATAGCCGTACCAGGGCGTGTCATCCGGCATGAAGGGAATGCCCGCGGTACCGGTCAGCGCGCCACCAGCGGCGGCGGCAATGGCTTTCGAGATGTTCATGGCGACCTCTCCTTATTCCGCGGCTTTGGCTTCGCGCAGAGCGAGCGTGATCGCCGCATAGGCTTCGGCAGCCTTCACGAGCGCGGTCGCTGCCGTGACGCTGCTGGGATTCTTGCAGACGACGTCGAGCGCCGACCAGGCAGCAGCCTCGCGGGCAATGGTGCGAGGCTTGATGTTGCCGGCGCTAGCGACGACCAGAAACGCCGAGTGAGCCGTGGCAGCTGCCGAGCAGATCTGCGGCAGGTTTTTCTGAATGGCCGAGTCAATCGAGCCGGTCGTCGTGCAGGAGGCGAGCGAAAGCGCCGCCACCGATGCAATGATCAGTGAACGCATGATGAGTTCCTTCGAGGTTGGGAGGGTTAGAGCTTTGATTTTGCTTCGGCGCGCAGCTTGTCGCCGCAGGCCTTTGCACCTTTCACGGAAGGATCGAACGCGAGCCGCGTGAAATCCCATTTTCCGCGTTGCTGAACGCCCAGGTTGTTTTGAACCTCGGCATGAGAGAGGACCGTCTTGTCAGTGACCGGGATGGAGTAGCGCCGGCAGAGGACCGCGACGACGGATGTCAGAGCCTCCCACTGCTCGCGGGTCATTGGATATTTGCCGGGATCGAACGGCGCCTCATTCGCCCCGCCCATGCAGCAGAGAGAAATCCCGATCGAGCCAGAGTTTGCGCTGAGGGTATGAGCGGCATAACCCTTCTTCGCCGGGGCCTCATTGAGGTCGATCGAGGCAATGCCGCGGATCAGTTTGCCGTCATCCTCGATCAGGATGTGATAGTGGCTCCGGTCGAAATCGCTGGCCTTGTGGGCGCCTGCCGTCCAATGGCAGATCACCCGTTCCATCTTGGCCGCAGGCATCCATTCGGCCGCAACGATAGAGGACGGCGGGCCCGGAGAAGGGGACGGCTTCACGCCCCGGAGCTTCTCGATCTCGTCGAGCGCCGCATTCACGGCCTCGATCGTCTCGCCGCCGGGATCTCCATCGGCGCCATATTTCGGGAGCGGATAGCCAAGCGCGATCAAGCGCCGCTGCAGACCCTGCACGGTCGTATTCATCGGTCGATTTTCCTTCGGAGAGTTTAGAGGGCGCTGGCGCCCGTCCACATTGCGTCGATCTGCTCGTCAGAGAGGCCGAGCGCAGCGCCAACGCTCGCGATAAGCGGATGCATGCGGTCGAAGGTGGTGGCGTATTCCCACTCGATCTTGGCCTCCTCCTTGGAGGCGCCTTCCGGCATCGCCTCGATCGCGCTGGTGACCTGCGCCAGCGTGAAACCACCCCTGACCAGACCGATGCGGAACTGCCGTGCGGTCAGGATCGGCATGGTCGCCCGGACCTCTTCCTGCGTCGGCGGCGTGTATGGCGCGACCGGGCCTGCGTTGGCCTCGGCGAAGAGCTGCCGGCAATGCTCCTCAATATCGGTTTCTCTTGCCGTGAACGGTATCCATCCAAAAGACGGATGATTGACCTCCATGTTGATCGCCGAATTGTCCGGCCGGCTGTAGAAGGGGTTTCTAAATTCCATCACGAAATCCTCAAGAAGAGACTGAGCGAGCCACCAGCAGTCGAGCCGGCGCCGATGTTGCCCATGCATCGCCACGTGCCGGAAAGAGCCGCGCCGCCGCCACTGGATGAGCTTGCCGACTCGAGGTCGGTGCCGGGCACGGTTTGCCCGAGGGTGTAACCTGTCGTGTTGTTGACGCGCTGACACCAGGCGTAAGACCCGACGGCGCCGGCCGCGATGGAGGCGACACCGCCGCCCCAGTCGACGTCATGCGCGTGGGTGTCGGCGCCGACGGAGTTCGTGGACGTTGCCGTGAGGGTCGAAGGCGTGCCGAGCGCCAGCGTCCGGTCCGCCGAGATCGCGCCGCCGCCGGTCAAGCCGTTGCCGGCGATGATGTCCACGGCTGTGGAAGCGGCGGTGTATCCGTAGATGCTGTTCAGATCAGCAGAGGTCAGGTTTCCGGAGTGGTAGACGACGTACTCGACGCCGTTCACCTGAAACTCAAGGCTGTCGAGGCCACCCGAGTTCTTCAGCGTCAGCGCGGTGTCCCCGCCCGTCGCTATGTCATTGTATAGGCGAAGGCCCTGGTTAATCCCCGTTCCGTCCGTCGACTGGATATATGCCTGCCTGACGCCCCCGGCATAGAACGAGATGTAGGGGTCATTGCCGGCGGTCGGGGCGTTGAGCCTGATCGCTTCCCCGGTCGAGCCGAGGAAGAGCTGGTTCATATAGCCGATCTTGGTGTCGAGTTCGAAGCGAAGCACCTCGGCATAGGTCGCTCCATCCGATGAGCCATCGATGTAGAGATTGTTGGCGTCAAGGCGGAGGCGACCATCATAGGCTGAGGCGGTCGTGTCCTGAAGCCGTATGATTGGTGCCGAGTTGGCGACTGTAAAAAGCCCCGACATCGTGAAATCGGTGACGCCGGAAGTATAAGCGCCGGTCAAGCGAGCACTGGGAAGCGTGCCGGCCGTTAGATTCGAGGCGCTATCCGCTCCAAGAGCAGTTCTCGCCGCCGCCGCTGTCGTCGATCCAGTGCCACCATTGGCGACCGACAAGGCAGTGCCTGACCAGTTCGCATTGTTGATCGTGTTGGCTGTCGCCAGGCTGCCAAGCCCGAGCGTGGCGCGAGCTGCAGCAGCATCGATATCATCCAGCAGCGTCTTGACATAGGTCGAAACGCCGAGCGTTGTGAGCGCCGTCGAGGCGTCTGCGTCGTCGACCAGAGTGCGGCCGAACGCGGTAAAGTCTGAAAGCGCCCAAGTTCCCGAGCCGGTCGCATAGGGCAGCTTGTTCGCCGCGCTAACCAGAGCCGCAATAGCCGTGAGATCCGTATCAAACGCCTGCACGTTGGTGCCGATCGTCAAGCCGAGCGTCGCGCGCGCTGTCGCCGCGTCGGCGTCGTCTAGCACCGTCTTGACGAAGGCGCTTACTCCGAGCGTGGTCAGAGCGTCCCCCGCGGTCGCATCATCGAGGATCGTCCGCGCGAACGGCGTCAGCGCCGTGGTCGCGTACACGTCCGATGCGGTCGTGTAGATCATCTTGTCGGCCGAGGTGGTCAGGCCAGAGATCGACTGCAAGCCAGCGTCAAACGCCTGCACGTTCGTTCCGATCGCGAGCCCGAGATTAGTTCGTGCGCCGCTCGCCGTGGTGGAACCGGTACCGCCGGCCGTTACCGGGCGAGCAGCGTTAGCATCCGCCTCTAGATCGTCGACGAACGCATTATAGGGCACGCTTTGAATGGTCGTGTTGGACACGCCCTTCGTGCCGGCAGGAGGGCTATAGACGCCGCCTGTACGTGGCATTGGCATTCTCCATTGCTTACGATAAGATTCTCGCCTCGATTGAGGGCTAGGGAGACGATATGAACCGTGTGGTTGCCGCTGCCTTGGCAGCTATTTTACTGTCCGCGTGCCAGACGCAGCAGGTAGATGAGATGAGTTATGCCGATCAAGGCAAGCTCGCCGCCGCCATCGAAAAGAGGTGCACAGACCAGGGATACCCGCGGGGATCAGCTCAATTCGTTCCGTGCATCAAGCATGAGGTGAACCGTGAAGTGGCGATCCGCCAGAACGCCCAAGCTGACGCCGAACGCTCTCGCCTTGCCTTCGCGTCTGGCATGTCCGCTATGGGCCAGGGCATGCAACAGAGCGCCGCCACCTACCGCCCGGTCAACTGCACATCGACCCCGACCAGCACATGGGTTGGCGGTCCAGTGCGCCAAGTCAACACGACGTGCTACTGATGAAGACTATCGATCACGATCCGAACGAACCGCCGGTTGACCGGGGCCCCGGCCCATGGCGAATGGCATTTATTCTTCTCGTTCTGCTTTGGGCCGGATACCTTTACACCGCTACTTTCGATTGGCATTCGATCGCCCTTGGCGTCGCTACAGGCGGCATACTTGCCGCCTGGGCAATCGAAATCACCGGCAACAAGGTGCCAGACTCATGGCGCACCAAGCCTACCCGCTCCGGCCGATCCTGAACCAATCATTGAAGCGATGATGCGAGCCCGCACCTGATCCGATCTGGACAGGCGACCAATCCCGCCGTTCAGGAGCTGACGCGCGGCCTCCGGGTTCGTCTCCATCAGCACGCGCGCTACTTGCTCGACGACACGTGGCGGCATGCCTTGCGCCTCGCCCATAATACGCCGGCCACCGTCCATAACAGCCCCGACCAGATCCCCCCGGAACAGCTTCGACATAACGCCAGGATCGAACTTGCTCATTTCTGCCGCGTCGGCGAGATTGTCGGCCGTCTTCGATCCCCCGAGCGCCGCGTTCGCCGTGTCGAACATGCGCTGTTCGCGGGCGATGCGGTTACCGAGTTGGTCGGCGCGATCCGGCAGAGCGAAAGCGGGGAATTCCTCGCCTGTCTTCGGGGTGATCAGGCCCCGAGCCTTGTTCGTGGTCGGGGACATCGAGGCGGATTCGACGCGGGCAATCAACGGATCCACATAGCCGGCGCGGAATGCGGACTGCTCGTCCGGCGTCATGCCTTGGAACTGAGGGATGGTGTCACCGGAGCGCATGCGGCCCGACGCGGCGTTGCGGCCAGTGTCTACGGCGTCGATCGCACGGCTCTGCTGCCGGAAGGTGTCGTTCGCTGCGCGGTATCCGGTTGAAGCGTTCTCTAGCGCCTCGTCCAGCGCGCCGTAAACGCCCCGCATGTCGTTTGCCACCTGCGGGTTGCGCTGCATCTGCTGGAACAGGTCAGACTTGATATTCAGCACGCGATCGAAGTCGATAAGTTGCTCGCCGTCGCGCTGCAGTTGGTCGCGCAGAGCCATCAACCGCGGGCCAAGCGGTCCGGCGCTAAGCGCTGTGTCTCCGAGGATCGGATCACGGCCAAGAAGCTGATCGATCTCGCCGATGGCGTTGTTGAGGTTGACCGCCCCTGCGCCTTCTCTTGCCGCTCCATAGTTGGTGCTGGCGTCGGCAGAGCGGGAAGCAGTGAGGGACGCTGCCCGCTGGGCTGCCGTGTCGGGCGCTCCAAAGCCCTCCGACAGGAAGTTTGACAGCCGGTCGCCCTGCCCTGCCTGGCGCGCTTGAAGCCCCTCGATCACCGCCTGTCGTTCATTGTGCGGCGTCCGCGCGGCAGTGGATAGCATGCGCTGGCCCGAATTGCCCATCGCGTCGGCAACCGTGAACATGCCCTGATCGTCAGCCTGCGAGCGCGTGAGCGCCTGGGCGATATCGTCGACCGTCATTCCAGAGCGGCGCACGCCTTCGCCGATGGCGCGCTCTGCATAGCGTTCCGGGAACAGCCGAGCTGCGACAGGCGCGGCAGCCATTCCCCCGACCTGAGACACGCCGGCGACGGCAAGGGGCGCAGCAAGCCCTAGCGCCGCTCCGGTTGCCCCGCCAATGGCGCCACTCTTCACCCTGCCCTCAACGCCTTCGCCGCTTCCAAAACCATGAGCCCCACCCAAAACGCCGCCTTCAACCGCCGAAGTCGCCGCGACACGGCCGAGACCTGCGCCGCGATTAACCGCGTTGGCGGTCATGGAAAGGCCGTTCTTCGCCAAGCCAACTCCGCCCGTGACGCCGCCAGTGATCCGGCCGGCGAGGGATGCGACCTTGTCCTGTTGGTCGCGCTGGTCCTGGGCGATCCGCTCCCGGCGAAGATTGCGACTGTAATCGCCGAACTCCCCGCCAACACCGGTCAGAGCGCCGCCGGCCGCTGCCATCTCGTCTGCCATCCCGAGGGACATCACGTCGGCGGCGCCGCGCATGAAGCTGTCGACGTTCCGGCCGAAGCCATCTCCGCGACTGGCGGCAGCCTGCGTCAGGCCGGACAGCTCATTGCGGGTGTCAACCGACTGTTGGCTTTCAGCCTGGGGCGCCGGAGCCGCGCCGAGGTGCTGCTGCAGCGCCTGAAACGCGCCTTCAGCGTTCTCGCCGCTGACACGGTATGATTTTCCGTCGGGACCAGTGATCTTGAACGTGGGCATTATTCTTCCTCGATCGTGTAGCCGCCGATGGTCGTGGACTTCTTGCCCGCGCCCGGTTGGGAGATACCGCCGCCGCGCAGTTCATTGATGCGGGTGGACTTCACCTCTTTGACACGACGCGCGAGATTGATCATGCGGTCGATAGTCCGCTCGCGGATGTCCGGGTCTGTCGAAGGGTCGGCCAAGATATCGACGAAACGGGCGAGCTCGGAATCTGTCGTGGCGCCCTTCAGCGTTTGCGCCATCGACTGAATGGCTTCCATGGACATCAGCTTGTTGAATTCCGAGGTGGCCTTCGCTTTGTCAGTGTCGATCAGCATTCCCGCTCCTGGAACGTTCGTGCCGATGGTGCCGAGAATCCCCGCGCCCGTTCCAGTGAAGGTTTTTCGGTTGAGATCCTTCGCCTGATCGAGCGCAGAAAGGGTGTTGTCGATGAGCGGGACCTCATCTTCCGCAGCCCACAGAGCCTTCTTGTCTGTCGCGGTCAGCGCCTGGGAGTCTTCACGGGGAAACTTCCCAGTCAGAACGAACGGCTGGTAGCGCGGGTCGCTCGGGTCAAGACCGAGCTCCGCCGCTGCAGCCTTGCGCGCATCGACCTCGTTGCCGACGTTGATCGTCTGGCCGGCGCCGCCCACTGCATCAACTTTGCCGCCGCGGGAAAGCTGGTAGAGACGCTGATCATTGTCGGGAATGCCGTATTGCTTCCGCTCCTCCGGCGTGAGCGTCCGATATTCCGGCTTGCCCATCTGATCCAGTTCGGCCTGGGTCTTTTTCAGCCCCAGTTGGTAGGACGGATCGCTGCGCTTCTGCTCGGTCTCATACTGCTGGCGCTGCATCCATACCTGCTGCTCACGCTGCGCCTCGGCCGTCTGCATCTGCTGCTGGAGCATGGTCTGTGCAACCGCCTTCTGTTCCGGCGTAGAGAATGGGTGCGTGAGGATCTGATAGAGCGTCGCCTGGTCGGGTCCGCTCTGCTGCTGCTGCTGCGGCTGCTGCTGCGCTTGGGCGAGCTGCTGCGGCGCTGCCTGTTGGCCCATCGGGGGTGCTGTTGGCGGGACTGCCGGCGCGGCGACTTCGACCGGGGGAGCGAGAGGCGGGGCCTGCGGAGCACTGCCGCCGACATTCTGGCCGGGGAACCGGGCTGCATATTCCGGCGTCCGTTTGAACTCGGCAACCTCATCGGACAGTGACGGCATCGGAGGGCCTTGCATGGGGGCTGCCTGCGGGCCGGGCGGCATTCCAATCGAGGGGTCAAGGCTGGCGACCTGCTGCGGCTGCCCTTGACCTTGGAAGTTCGGCAGGAAGGCGTTTGCATAACCAAGCCGGTTCGCGGCCTCTCCGCCAGGCTGATTATAGCCTGCGAACTTCCAAGCGTTGTTCATGATCTGCTGTGCTTCTTCCGTGCTCTTGGCGTTGTTCAGGGCCGTGACGAGGTTCGGATCCTCCTGAAGCAGGAATTCCGCTTGCGTCTGCGGAGAACCGTTGCCTTGCTCGCCTTTCTTTGCGGCAAAGGCCTGAAGGCTTTCCAGCCGGGGCCCGCGCCACGACATAATGCCGCCGGCCGTGCCCGGATCTCCGCTCTGGCTCGGGTCGCTCCACGTCCGGTTGACGTTGCCCGGAGAGAAGCGGCTTTCCGCCTTACCGGTCGCCGCGACGGCGGCAAGGCCAAACGGGTTCTTGATCGTGTTGTCGACCGTATCCATGAAGCTGGAATAGATATCGTTCCCGCTCATGTCGACGTCGCCAGCGCTCGCAGTGCCGGCCGATGGCTTCACCCCAGGCGAAAGCATGCTCGAGGCGCTGGCGTTTGGAGCTTGTCCCATGATGCGCTTGAACAGATCGTCAGCGGCGCTGCGTCCTGTACCCTCTGCTTTGTCAGCCCTGCGGTTCATGACACCGGCGACGATACCGGAGCCGAGCGCGTTCAGGCCTTCGCCGATATTCTTCGGCGCGGGCGAGGCGCCCATGATCGCCATGGCGAGTTCACGCTTGCGCTTGATAGATTCGGGCGTCTCGTTGGTATTGCCGCCGAACAGGAAGGAATAGGCCATCAGGAAAGACCTCCATTTCGGCCGCCAGTGAAGAAATTGGCAAGTCCGGTCATCATCGACGGCTGCGCACCACCAGGGGCGGTTGGAAATGCGGCGTTGCGTTTAGCGAAGCCAGCAGCCAAACCTGCCCCGAGCATGCCCATGCCGCCGCCCAGGCTTTGCGGCAAAGGCTGCCCCATGATTTGCGCCTGGAGCCGCTGCGCAAGCTGCTCTCGGGTCTCGTTGGGCCTTGCGCCCTGGTAGCCGCCGTATCCGTTCATTTGCTCTTCCCTGCGTTGAAGAGGGCGCCGTAATTGACTTGGCGGAGACCATCAGGCCGGCGCGAAACGGCGTCGGGGCGCTTCTTCTCAACTTCTTGCGCCATGACGCCGATGTGTCGCTTCCCATCGTTGTGCTTGCCGCGATAGGAATATTCGTAGAGCCCGTGGCCCTTCAGCTCGCCGACCTTCTTAATGTCCTTCTTCGCTCTCTTGTCCGAGAGGCTTGCGAGCTGGCCGCCGAATCCGAGCATGCCGCCGAACATGCTCTGCATGTTGGCCTGCTGCGTGTTGTAAGCGCCCATTTTGTTCGCATAGTCCTGCTGCACGAGGCCGGCATAATCGACCGTCGGCATGGGGTTGCTCTGCGTCGGGACGAAGCTCGGGCTGTTGACCTGGGCCCCGGACATCAGGCCGATGATCTCGTTAATCGGCTGGTTGCGCTGGGCGTACTGCTCGTTGAGATACTGTGCCCGCTGCTGGTTCTGCAGGTTGAACTTCGACTGCTGAGCGTTAAAGCCCTGGTCTGCAAGAGCATTGTTCGCCGCCGTCGACGTGTTCTGGTTCTGATACATCTGCTGCAGGGCGTCGTTGCCGAACTGAGCGCCGGCAAGGCCTTGGGAGAATTTCTGCTGCTGTGCCTGGTTGGCCAGCTGCGCCGCCGAGAGGTTTTGGCCGTGCTGCTGCGATTGGGCAGCGTTCGCAAACTGCCCGGACTGGAGAGCGTTATTGAACTGCTGCTGCTGCGCCTGATTCGCGAACTGGCCTCCCGCAAGGTTCTGGCCGAACTGTTGCTGCTGGGCAGCGTTGCTGGCCTGCTGCTGCGCCTGGTTTTGGCCGAACTGCTGCTGCTGGGCCGCATTCCCCATCTGCATGTTGTTCGCATTTTGGGCGTACTGCTGCGCCTGCGCGGTGTTGGCGAACTGGCCCGAGCCAAGCTGCTGGTTATAGGCCTGCTGCTGCGCGGAGTTCTGGAAAGACGCCGACTGGTTGGCGAGGCCGGCAAGGCGGGACTGCTCTTGTCCGGCGTTCAGGATGGCGCCGAAGCGCGCATCCGAAGCCGAGCGGTTCGCTTCGTCGATCGCACGGTTATAGGCTTCCGATCCCGGCTGTAGGCCCTGATTGGTGAGGCGCGTTTCCAGTGCCGCGCGATCCCGATCGAGCTGCGGGTTCATGCGCTGCATGAGCGCATCTTCGACCCTCTGCCGATCGGAGCTGAAATCCGTCTCATAGCTGCGGGTGATATCGCCGGCATTGCCGAGCGACGTCTGGATATTGCCGCTATCCGCTACCGAGCGCTGCAGGCTGCCGGCGTTGGCGATCTGGCTTTGAATGTTGCCGGCGTTCGCGAGCCCGGTTTGTATCTGCCCCGTATTGCCGAGGCTGTTCTGGATTTGTCCCGCATTGGCTACGTTCCCCGTCACATTGCCGTAATTGGCGAGGCCGGACTGCAGCTTCGGGCCGCCCGCGAACTGCTGGTACTGCGGCAGGCCGATCGCGCCCGCGTTGCCCGCGGCTGGCGCCTTGGAGATATCCATGGGCTTGCCGAGCAGATCGTTGAGCTTGCCAGACTGCGTGTTGGCGAGCGTCGCCATGTTCAGCTCGGCACCATCGGTCTGGTTTTTTATCGCCAGCTGCTCTGGGGAAAGCGTCTGCGTCGCGGTCGGGACCTGAAGGTCGTATTCCTTGCCGCTGAGCGGGTCCTTCCACTTCTGCGTTGTGTAGGTATACGTCAGGTTGCCATCGGGCGTCACCTGGTTGACGTTGCCCATGACGTTGTTGGCAACCGACGTGCCGATGTTCGTTGCGGTCTGTGCCGAGGCCGTTTGCTGCGGGTCCGGCGCATCTGGCGCATCAGGGTAAAGGCCCATGTGTCAATCCTTCATCCAGTCTTCGACGGTCTCTCGCGAGCCGGCATGGCAGAGTTCGAAAAAGTCTTCCGTGGTGGTCTTGGCGTGGTCGTAGCCGCCGCAGATTGCCGCGACAGCCGTGACGATCGAGCCGACGGCTTCCCGCATCACGAATCCGAATTGCCGTTTCAGCGCGTCACGAGAGGAGCGCCATTCATCGCTCAGCTGCCATTGCACGATCACGCCGTTGATTAGCGGCGCCAGGGCCTGGGCATGGCGGATGAAGAACGGATTCAGCGGCAGCCGCGTCAGCGTCCGGACCAGGAGCCAGCAGACATTGCGCTGGCGGTTCTCGTCCTCGTCGACAATGTCGTCTGCCAGGCGGGCAATCGCGGCTATCTCGGCGAGGAAGTCGGCCGCAGCCTCGTCGCCGCGCGTCCAGCGCAGGAATGCGGCGCGTACTGCTTCAGGGTCGTTCGGCAGCATCAGGCGCTTGCCTCCCCGATCGACACTTGAACCGTGGCGAGATCAACCTCCAAATCGAGCTTGAAATCGCCGCCCGAGGTGATCACGCAGCCGACGGCGATCATGTCGCCGGCCGCCCGGACATTCTGCCGGAAGTCGTAGCGAACGAGCTCGGATACACCGTCCCAGATCGCCACGTCCCAAAGCCCGACATCCCATTCGGATGACGTCGCGTCGCCTTCGGTGACCGAATTGAAGGTCGGGGTCGATTTGTCATAGTCGGCGCGGGCGAACAGGCGCACCTTCGGGCTTGATTTTGCCCTGAAATACATGTGCGCGAGCGTCGCGTTTGCCCTTTGCCCGAACTGACCGGCCGGCGAGAACTGCGAGAGATAGGTGGCCGAGAAGGTCAGGCCTGCATCGGTCCCGGTCGTGTCGCCCTGCCAGACATAGCCGTCGAAGGAGCCGAAGAAGAGACCGCCTTGCAGGGTTTCATAGCAGAGCGCCTGCCAATTACTGATCGTCGACCAGCGGCCGGTCAGCACGTTCAAGACGAAGGTCGTGTCGGTGACCACGGTGTTTTCAGGAAAGGCCACGAAGACGAGGTTCTGCTCAGGCCATTGCTTCAGCGTCCAGCCGGTCCCGGTGGCATTGGCTGCCCTGCGCCAGTCGTCCTCGATCGGTCGCGAGACCGAGACGAGCGAGAGCGCCTGCCGGTCACGCTGGAACACCTGCGACATCGGCGTCAGGCCGTCGGTGGTGGCGATGAGGATATCGCCGCCCGCCCTGATCCATGCGTTCTTCCCTAGCGGTTTGCCGATCTGGTAAACGCCCTTGAGGGCGAAATCCGAAGCGCTTGAAGGGTCAGAGCCGGCATAGACGGCAATCTCGCCCTCGGTCGAGACGAACACGCACATGTCGTTGAGGCCGTCGCCACTTTCCAGCGACCAGGAGAAACCCGTGAGAAGCGAGCCGCCTTTTTTCATGACACCGCCGAGGGGGAACAGCGAAGCGGCGCCACTGACGGCGTTCACCGGCAGATAATAGGCGTCGAGCGTGCCGTTCTTCAGGAAGAATTCGCGGTTCTTGAACAGCCAGCCGTAATTCAGCTGCGGCATGGTCGTGCCGTCGGTGAAGGTGATGGCCGTCGTCGACCAGGTCGTGCCGTTGTACAGCCGCCTGTCGTCAGCACCGTTCACACAAACAAGCCAGGACGTGCCGGCATTCGTATGCTGAAACGCGCACCAGTCGCCGCCGTTCAGGCCTGAAACATCCGCCGCCGTGGTGGTTGGAGGCGCGGCCGGCGAGGTCATATTGAAAATGCCCGTCGCCGTCGCCATGAACAGCTTTTCATTCGAGCCGTATTTGTACTTGAACGCGCTCTTTACATCGCCGCCGCCCGCCGCCAGGCCCTTCTTCTGCGATCCGCCACGGATCTTGCAGCCCGTCAGCGTGGGCAAGAAGTTGCGGAGAACCGTTGCCGCGCCCGGCTGCTGCGACGCCATGTCCACCGCGGTCACCAGCCCTCCCTTCGGCGCCGGGAAGGTGATCGGCTGCGAACTCTGTTGCCGGCCGATCGAGACCGGCCCGCGATTGGATTGCCCTATGCGGCCGGCCCGGGGCTGAATTCTCATGCTGCACCCCTGTCGGCGTTAATCTCCTGCTCGAGATCGGCCTCGAACTCGGCCAGGTTATCCTCGAAGGCGAGGCCCTTTTGACGCTTCCAGCGCCAGATGATCCCCTTGACCAGGAGCCGCTCGGGAAACAGCGTCGTATCGTCGTCGGCCGCCCATGTGGATGCCTCGCCGGCGGGATCGTTAAAGATCCAATTCTTCGACACATAGTCGATCACGGCGCTCACCGCGGCGGATGCAGGCGAGAACAGGAACTGCCCTCCCTTCATGAAGAAATAGGCCGTGGTGGATGGCACGCCGACGATGACGGCCCACTGCCCGCTGTTGTTGATCGGCCGAATGAAGGTGCCGTCAGCTTTCCGAACTGCTCCCCCAGGCGTCAGGCGCTGGAAATTGCTCGGGAAGTTTTCGGGCGAGGCCGTGACGGTCAGGGACTTCAGTAGCTTCTGCCAATCCACGCGGCGGGCGATTTCGTCGCCGGCCTCCTGGGCGAGCGCAACCATGGTCTGCGCATTCGGCTCAGAGCTACCGTAGACGCTCTCGAACTGGGACAGCGCCACGACGTCGCAAGCCTGATTGATGGCGGAAAGCAGGGTCATGGGGTGAGACCTCCGACGACGACTTGCGCATTGCCCCAGCGGGCCCGCTCATCGCCGATATTGATACCGGAGAGTGCCAGCATCAGCAGTTGCTGCGCGGCTGCTGCTGCGGCCACATCCTTGGCCCAAATGGCAATTTCGTTGACCAGGGCGAAGAGGTAAACGTCGGGCGCCTTGGTCAACAGCCAGTTCGTCGGCGCGGCGGGGGTCAAGGCCGGTATTTTCGCATAATAGGAGAGCGTTAGCGCCTGGTCAGATATCGGCCGCGCCTTGAGTGTCGAGCCGACGATGGCGTATCCCGCCGGCGTGCCGCTATTGCCGGCATAGCTTGACGTCAACTGCTGCAGCGACACGGCCCGGATCGGGACATTGGCCGACGTCCTGACCTCGCGCGCTTCAAGGAAATCGGCCGGCAGGCTCGCGTTCCCGTTCGAGAGCGTGAGCGTCGCCGAGGACTCCATGTCCGCGACGCGAAGGCCGCGGTTGAGCTTGAGCTCTGCCAGACCGAGCAGCCGCGGGGCGACGTGCACGAATTTGTCGTTGCCCGAATACTCGCCCGCGTCGACGATCAGCGACGCATAGTCGGAAATGGTCATAGCGGAACCCTCCTGGCTCTCTCAGCGTCAGCGAACAGCCGCGAGCGATCGATGAGCTGCGTAATGCGCTCATTCGCTTCCTTGTGGCCTTCAGGATCGACGTCGGCCGCCGGGCGCGCGCTTTCGATGGCACGCACCTGGTCTTTGACGCGGCTATACTCGACGCTCATCACGCCCGCCCTTCTTTGCGGTTGCGCTTTGCTGCGCGAACGACCTGCCGAAACTCCCTACGGCTCAAGCGTTCGCGCCTGACCCGGCCGGTGAACGTCGCCGCGACGTCGTCTTCAATCCAGCGGTCGGGATAAATGCGGATTGGTGCGCCAGCTTTGCGCCCGAGCGAGTAATAATCGCCCTCGCGGGCGACGGTAATTATCGGCAGGTATGGCATCAGAGATGGCCTTCCTTGGTCCGCCAGGCGCGATTGTCGCTGCTGTTGAGGAAGCTCTTGACGAACTTGTCGTTGCCTTCCGAATGCGCCTGCACCAGGCCTGAATCGTAGGCGATGTTGAGCGGTACCGAGGCAACGCGATGCCAATCACCGCGCCAAGCTTTATCGGCGCTGTTGCGCACGCCCTGATTCTGGCTGATCAGGTTGTCGACGGGGTAATCGACGCGGAAAACGTCCTTCTCCCCGTCGAAAAAATGCCAGACCGATCGGCCCGTCATCATGTCGTGGTCGTAGAGCGTCCAGCTCCCGTCACGAATGATCATTCGGCGTCTCCGGGGAGAGGATCGGCGCGTTCGGCCTTTCCCGCGTCGATCAACTGTTTGGCGATCGAAACCGGTACTTCCAGAACGGTGCCTGACGGAATGCGCTTTTCGTCGTCTGCCCAGGTGTCAAAGAGCAGACGGACGGGTGTCTTTTTCGAGTCGGCGGAGCGGCGCTCACGATCGACCCGGTTGATCTCTTCCTGACGTGCCCGATCCTCTTCGAGACGTTGACGCTTGGCGGCTTCCTCGGCTTCGCGCTGGAGACGCAGCTCGGCCTCTACGCGCTCGGCCCGCTCTTCCGCTTCCAAGGCTCGCAGTTCTGCTGCCTCGCGTTCCTTGCGCTCGCGCTCGACAGCCTCAGCCGCTTCAAGCTTCGCCTTCTCTTCAGCTTCCTGCACAATCTTGGCGCGTTCGGCAGCTGCTATGTTCTTTGGGTCTGACATGTTCGTTTCTCCTGAAAAGGGGAAAGGGCGAGCCGAAGCCCGCCCCTCATGGATGTTGATGGTCGATTGCTTAAGAGACCGTGGCGGAGAACGGCGTCGCCTCGGTACCCGTTGCCGAACCGCGAACGGTAACGCCCCAGAGGCCGGAGGCGAGGTCTTCAAGTTCGATGATATCGCCCTTGATCCCGCCCGTGGTCGAGCCGTTCAGCGTGATCGTGTCGTCGGTCGCGGCGGTTTCGAACAGGACAGCGGTGTCTGCCGCATCCTGGCCGAACAGAGCCGAGCCGGTCATGACGTCGGTCGCGTTGGCAACCTTCACGATCAGGCTGTTGGAGGTGATCGTGGTCTTGACGACAAGCTTGAACTTGGCGCCGGAACCGGTAGCGGCCGGCAGCGTAACGGTGCTGCCGGCTGCGCGATCGACGACGACGGTTGCCCCGGCATGCGTCGCCATGGCGAGCGCGAGCGTGGCGGCGGTGAGAGCGATAGGCTTGAACGGTTGCATCCGCGTTCTCCTTAGCTTGCAGCCGTGAGGCCGAAGAGATCGGCGGCAACACCGAGGCCCTTCTCGTTGTGGACCTTGAGGGTGCCCTCACCGATGATGACGCCCTTGTCGGCATCGCCCGTCTTCGCGACGTCCTTGTCTTCCTGGATCTTGCGGAGCCAGAGGAAGGACAGCATGTCGGGATCGAGGAAGAAGGCATTGCGTGCGAGGCCAGCGCTGCCGGCCTGAACGCGGTTCGGGTGGATCATCACGGTACCGAAGGGGCCTTCGTAATAATCCGCGGTGGCAATGATGGTGTTGCGCTCACCGCCCTTGGAGACGGCATAGCGGAACGGGGCCACGTTGGCGTCCGACATGAACGTGACGAACACGCTCTTGACGTAGGGCGAGGCCGAAACGTGCCGGTAGTTGGCGCCGCTCTGGTAGCCCTGCTGCATCACCGAATCCAGAATGGCCTTGGTGAATGCGCGCTGCGTGCCGTTCGTCGGAGCGACGGTCAGGCCGGTACCGGAGTTGAAGCCGCCGTTCGAGCCGCCAGCGCCACGCGACACGTTCGAGGTGATCCACGTGTTGAGCGAGCCGAACTCACGGGTTGCGCCAGCAACGGAAGCGTTCGTGTCGACGAGGGCGTATTCAACATCCTTGCGGATCTCGACGCCCTTCTTCAGCTTCTGGTACTTGCGCTTCTGGACGTTGCCGGCCTCGGAAACGACTTCCTGCGTGGCCGAGATGATCCAGTCCTTGCGCATGATCTGGGTGTAGTTGCCCAGGCGCGCCGGCGGGGTGATGGCGCCGAAGGTGTAGTCTTCACCTTCCTCGCGGATGTTCTCGCCGGGAGCCGCGAGCTCGTCCGTTTCCCACTCGGGGTGGATGGAAACGCACTTGCCCTTTTCGATCAGGGAGTAGATCGGGGTGTCTTCCGGCGTGATGCGGGACACCACGTCGGAGAGTTCTTCACGATTGCCAACAGCCTGGCCGGTCGTGAAGGTGTTCGCTAGAACAGCCATGTTTCTGATCCTTTGAAGATGGGGTTAGTCGAAGTCGATCGACATTGCGTCCTTGATCGACCCGGTTTTCGACAGCCTCTTCATCGCATCCTGATTCTTGCGGGCCTGCGGGTTAACAGCGCCGTTCGGCTTTGCTTTCGGTGTAGCCGGCGGGGCGTTGTTGACCTTGTTCAAAGCCTTGCCTCGCGCCTGTTCGGCCTGAAGACCGAGCATGGCGTAGTGCATGACCTTGAAATAGCGGTGGTCCGTGAAGCCCTGCATCTCATCCGGGCTGAAGCCGAGATCCTCGCCGACCTTGAAGGCGTCGGAAAAGAACTTCTCTCGGGCTTCGTCCTTTACCAAATGCGGGAAGGCTTCGAGCAGCTTGGCGTTCTCGGCCGCGAGAGTTTCCTCTGTGACGGCGTTATTGAGCTCGCCTGCCACGTTCTTCGGCTCGGCACTCATGTCGATGAGACGCTGAACCTGTTCCAGAGCCGAGTCGTAAACGGCCTTTGCGCGCGTGTACTCGTTCGGATTCTGGATCGCCAACGCTCGCGATGGCTCTTGCGGCAGCTGCTGGATCAGGAATTCTGCGATGGCGTTCGCCGTCGAGGCGACGCGGGTTGTCATGGCCTCAAGATTTCGGCCTTTACTGCCGAGTTCCTGAGTTTTCCGGCGGTAATCACTCTCCCGCAAATAGCCCTGTTTCAGTTCCTCAAGAGGAACCTGCTCACCGCCTTTCAGGGTGATGATCGTGTCCGCGGCTTCGTTGGTCTCGTCGCCCTCTCCGGGCTCGTTCGACTCGTCGCCAGCGGCTGCGGGATTGTCGGTCTCTTGGCCATCTTCAGAGGCCTCATCCGTCGCATTCGTCGATTGCTGCTCTTCCTCTTCCTGCTCGTTGGTCTCGGAGGACTCGGCGAAGTCGAGGTTTACAGCGTCATCGATGGTGAGTGCGGGGCGACCGCTATCACTCTCCCCCACGAAAGGGGAGTTGGTGGCTGCGTCTGTCATGTCTGGCTTTGCCTTTAGGTTTGGCCGCGGCCCTATGCCGGGGCGCCCTTCCCATCGGCAGAGGATTGTCCCTCGGCGAGGAACTTGATCTTGCCTTTGAGATTTCGGATGGCCCGCACTTCGGCCGCAAAGGCGGCGCGGGCGTCATGATCTGTGTTCTTGGCGTTGACGCAGCCGTTAACTGCCGCCATTTCGAGCTCGTCCATCAGCAGATGGAAGAACGGCATGTCGAGCAGCACGCGGGCGGCTGCGGTCTTGTCTTCCTGTCGCATCAGCCCGGATCTCCACCGATATTCACGTTCGATACCGGATCACGCGTGATCATCTGAAGGGCGCTCGTCTGCCGCTTCAGCTGTATCTCCTGCTCGATCTGGTAGCGTTTCAGCGCCGTTTCCTGGTTGATACGCTGGTTTTCGAGCTGCGCTTCCTGCTGCATCTTCTCGCGCTGAAGCTGGGCGTCGAGCTGGGCCTTCTGCTGATCGGCCTGCGCCTTGATCTTGACCTTCTCCATCTCGGGATCGGGCTTGTTCGCTTGCGCCTTCTGCATCTGCTGGATTTGCTCCGGCGTCGGCTTGGTGAAATACAGGTCCGGGGTCCTGAGGCCGGCCGCTTCAACGCCGCGCGAGACCGAATTCCAGATGTTGTCGATCGACACAAACGGGTTATCGACGGGCCCGTATGCCGCGAGCAGCTTCTCCTGCTGCTGCCCGACGACTTGCATCATCATCATGTCGCGTTCGCGCGTGCCGGCGCCCAGGCCGGTGTTGACCGTGACATCCATGTCCGCATTCCACTGGCGCGGGTCAAACGTCACCCACGTGTTGCGAAGGCGCACGGTGCGCGGCTTGTCCTGGTGCTTGATGACGAGTTTCAGCAGGCCCTGAAAGACGCGCTTGAGGCCCTGGGCGAACGTGCGGACCATCAATTCTGTCTGGCCGATGCCGGCAGCCTCGATCATCGCCGAGGCCTTCGCCGTCATGTTCTGCAGCGCATCCGGCGCCATGCCGCTCGAAGCGTCGGAAATCCCGGTGCGGTCAGTCGCCTCCTGGTCGAGATAGGAGAGCATTGAAAAGGACTTGTCGGCTACCAGGGGAACCGACGTGTAGCCTACAGCGGCGCGGACGTCTGTTCCTTGCCCTACCCTGATCGGCTGCCCGAATTTCGGGTTCAGCACGCTCTCAGGGTTCTGAATGGCACCCTCTTGAACGATCGGCTGCAGATTGTTCTGCCAATAGAGATTGTCGAGCGTCTGGCGCAGCAGCACCGTCTTGATGCGCTGGATTTCCGCCATGTCGTCGGTAACGGCATTGCCTTCGCGCTGGTGCGGCCGGCGCTCAACAATCAGATCAGCAAACGGGACCTCGTCCCATTCCTCGTCGTCGAGCAGATTGACCTCTGCCAGGCCGCCGGCAAAGACCATGCGGCGCAATTCGGCAATACCGTCATCGTCCGCGTCGATCTTCACGTAGAGCTCGTAGTAATCGACCTCCTGCAGCGCCTTGGCGATCGAATCGTTATCGTCGAAGGCTTCACGGCGACGCGCCGACTGTTCCGTGTCCTCTTCCTTGTCGGAACCAGCCGCTGCGAAGCTGTCGACCTTGTCACGGTCATAACCCATTTCCACCAGGTCGGAGCGACGCAGCCGCTTCTTCAGGCCGGTGATCGGGCTGTCCTCGATCGAGATGGCGTCTGGATGGATCAGGAACTCTTCAAGCGGTACCGCGGCGAGCCTGGTGCAGCCGTATTCGGAGACGCGCCGGATCTTGACGTTGTAGAGCTTGACCCGCTGCGGCCCTTGTGGCGTGTCGATCTGCTCCTCGTACTGCTCTTGCTCGAGGACCTGCACGTCATCGTCGCCGACGAGCTGAACCAGCGCCTGCTCATCAAGCCCGGTATGCTTTGAGACCTGCACCTTCCGCTTCTTGTCGTACCACCAGCGCATAACGCCGTTGCGGAGCTTCAAGGCGTCGTGCGCGGCGTCCTGAACAGCATCGTAGCCATCGCTCTCCGGGAACACGACGAAATTGACGTAATCCGTCGCCTGCTCGGCGCTCGCCTCGTCGCCTTCATTGACCGGCTGGTATTCGACAACCTTGTCATTGCCGAGGATGGTGCGGATGAGGGACGGCAGCACCTTCTTGATCGAGGACCGGACATCACGCGAAACGACCTTCGACCGGTTCGGATCGGCCGGCGTGTCCTTCATCGTGCCGTCGTAGTACTCCATCGCCTTGATGCGATCGACCGACAGCTCGTCCCGATAGTTCTCGCAGTCCTTGACGAGCTGCGAGACCTGGGCCGCAACCTGCTGTGTCGACATCGCAGCCATTATACGGAGCCCCCAAGACCGGTGCTGTACGGGATCGTATCCCCAACGACGCCAAGGCCAAGTTTCCTGCGGGCTACGGCAACGTCAAGCGGCTTCCCGACCACATTGACAATGCGGCACCTGCGCACTGCCTGGTTCTCTTCGTTGAGCCAATTCAGGTCGCCCTTGGCTTCGACCGAGTGCCATGTCCAAGCCATCAAATAACCTTCCGTTCCGAGAACTTCCATGCCGCGGCGTCGGCCTTGACCTTGGCGAACCGCTTCATCATCAGCGCGTAACGAGACGCTGAAATCACGTCGTCACGTTCCTTGACGATCTTGCCGTCTTTCCGGTGATAGAGCCGGAACTCTTCGAACCACTCGGGGCAGGTCGAGAAGACCTTGAAACGCCCGGTGATCATCCGGTCGAGCATTTCCATAAGACCCGCCTCGACGCTGTTGCTGCCGTCCTCAAACGTCGCTCTCTCCGGCAGCAGGTTCATCCCCTGCGCCCTGTACTGCGACGCGAGATTAGGACCGGCTGCCATGTCGTTGTTGCCGTCGTGCGGCCAAGACCACGGAAGCCAGATGCCCCAGGCCTTCAGCGCGGCGGCGTGAACGATTGGGGTCGCATGGCTCTGCCGGTAAACCTTTGTGACGTAGATCACGTCTGCATCGCGGTCCCATGCCAGCCCAGCACCTGCTGTCGGGTGATCCCATCCGAAATCAAGCCCGCCGATCTGAACCCAATGCTTCGGGATCTCGAACGGATCGACCTTGATGCTCTCTTCCGCAACCGGGAAGATCCGGCCCGAACCGAGCGACGGGACACCTTTTGTTCTCGCTTCCCGCTCATGCGCCGGATAGCTCGCGATGATGCGAGCCCGTTCCTCTGCGCTATAGTGCTCCGCATCGTCGATCGTCATCGTCGTGACGGTGCGATACACGGCGCCAGGGTCTTCACCCGGCATGATGAAGCGAGCAACAACCGTGCTCATGCCCTTGAGAGGCGTAAAGGTGACGGCAACCGAGCCGCCCGTCGCGTTGGTGCGGGTGATGCCCTCTAGGTAAACGTCCTCGGGCGGCTCTTCGTCAAACCAGACGTAATCAACCGTGTTTGCCTGCCACTTGCTGCGGCCCTGGTCGTAGCCCTTGAAGAGCAGCGTTGACGCTCCACCCGAGACATGCCGAACCGTGACGCTATCGAGCGTGCCAGACACGCCAGCCCGGCGCGTGGTGTTAAGAATTGCGGCCTTCGGAATATAGCCAGTGCCCCAATCCTCTTCGTTGAGAGGCGGACCGATCAGCAAGCGCTGAACACCGTCTCGCGTCAGCTCGTACGATTCGGAGCCGGCGAGCATCGTGATCGACCTGTCGAAGCGACGGCCTTGCCACCAGTCCGGATAACGGCCGGTGAGATGCATCCCCGCTTCGGCCGCACCCGAGAGCGTCTTGCCGAGCTGGTTACCTGCCATGAACAGCCGCTCACGGTAGGCAGCGCCGGCCGTATGAAATTCGACCTGCTTCGAATACGGCTTATAGCTCGCCAGCAGGTTTCGCTTCTTCCGCCTCTCCTTCTCCTCTAGCAGCTGCAGCAGTTCCAGCTTTTCCGAGGAGCTTAAGGAGGCGAGCATCGATGGCGTCATCTGAAAGGCTGTCGATGCTTCCGGAGTGGTTGAGGTCAAGCCGATCACCGTATTTCTTGGGAGCGATCTTGCTCATGATCCATTTGCGCGTGTCGACGCGAAGCTTGGCCCGCTGAATGGCGTCGTGGTTGACGATCTCGCGACCATCTTCCGTCTTGATGATGTCGCCTTCCTGGCTGTCGGCGATCTGCAGGATTTCATCGCCGAGCGCTTCCATTCCAGCTTCGCGCGCCTGCGCGTATTGCGCGGCGAAGTCCTCGTCCTGAATGACCCACCCTCTTACAGTCCCTTCTGCGGGCATGCCCTTTGCAGAGCAGATTTCCCTCAGGCTCTTGCCGATGGAGAGCTTTTCGAGAATGGCGTCTCGCGTGGGCTGGCCCCATTGAGATGCACGGGGCTTTCTGGCCTTTGCTGGCTGCTTTGCCTTACTGGCTGGCTTCTTCGGCTTAGGCATCAGTTCTTGCGCTCAGCATCGGCGACCTTCTTATATTCAAGCTCGCGCCGATAGGCAGTGCTGAAGCGCTCGAACCACCACTCCGCCGTTTCAAGCTTTACAGAGGCTTCCTTCATCACAGCTAACAGTTCGGATTGGACCTGCTTACGCCAAACATAGGCGGCATTGGCCATCTCCTGCGCTTCGGACGGCTGCGGTTCACTCACACTCATCTCCCCGAGAATTATATTTCAACCGCCCGTTGGCGACTTCGCATTACGCGATATAAATTTTCTACCAGGCGGGGCGTCTGTCTCGCCACTCGCACTCGAAGCGCATGGCCGCGGCCTTGCTCCGCTCGTCCTCGGTGATCTTCCGATTGAGGCTTATGGAGAAGCCAGTCGAGATGACTTCCTGCTGGGAAGCCCGGAGCCTGTCGCGATGTCGCTGGCATTCTTCCATGCCATAGGGCAGCGGACCGGCGGAGCCGCCGATCTGCGTGCCGGCGTAGATGACGAGCCAGAGCTTCATCTCATCTCCTCAAAGAAAAACCGCCCCTGCGCACAGAGACGGGCTGTGGATGTCAGTCCTGCGGTTCGAATGCGCCTTCGGAGAGCTTCTGCCGCAGCAGATAACCCTCAAGCGCCCAAATCTTGTTGCGGGCATTGTCGCGCGCGATCTTGCGGCCGATCTCCTTGTCGAAGTTGGCCGGCGCTCTCTCCGGTGACGATGTAGCCATTGCGCAGCGTGAGCGCGCAGACAGTCAACGTGGTGCCGGGGAAGACGTGGTATTGCTCAGAGGCAATGGCCTCGTCGATCATCTGCGGGTTGAGGCGCGGGGCGTTGAGGCCCTTCGACTGGATTTCTGCTTCAATCTGCTGTTCGTCCTTGCTCATCTGTCTGTCCTTTCAGCCTAAAGAAAAACCCCGCCATTGCTGACGGGGCCGGGTGTCTAACTTGGTGGTTAGCGTCAGTACGCCGGTGTGAAGTCGATGAAATACTCTTTGCCGAGATCGAACTGATCGACTGCGCCGGGGTTGGTGATCAGCATCTTGATCTCACCGCTCGGGGTTGTCTTCGACCACCCCTTGTTGACGCCCTCCTGCTCCCAGACAGGGACGAGGGTGACGGTCGCGGCCGAATAGTCACGACTGGTCGAAAAAGAGTGGGTGATGGACATGCAACGGAACTTGGCTCTTACAACTGGGGCGCTCATGCGTCTTCTCCTTTGATTGGCCCAGTACCGCCGGGCGCTGAAATGGTTATGGGAATTTGCGGTCCCCGCCTCCCCTTTACGCCCGGGGAGCTTACAGCGGGCTCGGTTGGTCCTCGGTTGCCTCGGTCTGCAGTCGGCCTACCCTGCATCCCTTCCTTCCGGCTTCGTGGCTTCACCGGTGAGCGGCTCTCTGAGGTGCGGGGGCCTAGACCTATTCCGCCGTTACCACGACAGCGGCCGGGCTCTATCCGGCGTGTCCTACGGCCCCCTCTGGGTATCTCGGAATTTCGGCAATATTCAGCAAAGGCGGGAGGCGGTGACATCCTCCCTAAGGCCCGGCGAGTGTTCCCTCTAATCGAGGTCCGCGATCAGAACAGCCTGCAAATCACCAACGAATGCAGGAAGGTTAAGCGACACGGTCGATTAGATCAAGAGGAACTTCGACGCGAACCAGCCCGGAAAGCGTCTCCACAACCGTTTTCACCGTGTTTCTGCTAGTGACGTCGAGGACCGTTGCAAGCATGCCACCGACGAGGCGGTGAGAAGCAGATATCGTGACAACCTTGCCCTCCGGGAATTCGTCCTTCAATTCGTGCTTGGTGCGCTTCCGGCGGGCGTTCCGTTCACGATCGAGCGTGGATTCGGCGCTCGCCTCTGCAACAAGCAGGTCCTCGATGCAATCGCTCGGGATTTGCAGCGGTCGGCCGGCGATACCAAGGATGGCCGTGACGCCATCGACGCGTGACAGGCTGAAGAATTCCCTGGTAGGCAGATCGACGAAGCAGTATCCGACTAGCATCGCAAAGCGCCGCTCATGCAGTTCCTTGGTCCGGTGATGCTTAATGTCCTTGCGAAAGGACGGCATGAAGACGTCGAAGCCGGCGTCGCGAAGATTTCGCTCGATGATGAATTCGCCTTTGCGGTCCTCGGTCTCGCCTATCCGCGGTGAGGCTCGGCGCTGCGTGCCTGGGCGGGCCTTGATCGCATACCATTCAGCCTTCACTTGGACATCTCCTTGAGCAGGCGCGAGAGATACCCCCGCGTTTCCGACAACCTGATTTCATCCTGAAGCCGGCGAACCCTGTCACGGCGCATCGCCAGCTTTTGCGGACCCGAGACGGAGATGAGGACGGCGACATTCTGGTCAACGATGGATTCGAGCGCATACATCCGCTCGCGGCGGCGCTGTTCCTTTTCCTCGTCGGTCAAATCGCCCGAGAGAATGCGCTTGAGATCGACGATCTCGCGCATACGCCAGTCACCTTCGGAAGAATCGCTCAAACCGATACCTCGCGATAACTTCGACCCCATTGGCGGGCTCGCTACCATGCCCAGGCCTTTCGGCATTTCGGCGATGGCGGCCTTCGCCACTGCTGGGCCGGCCGCAGCAGCGCCGCCGAGAAAGCCTAGAAAATTTCGCCTCTTCATTTCGCCTGCCTCGCTCGCGATTGATGGTGGTTGCAGTACTTCCCGGTTGTCTCCGCCGCACAGAACAGGTACGGGCCGCCGGTGTTCAGGGGCCAGCAGCATTCGCCGGCCGAGAGATGGTGGAGGAGCTTTGCGGATTGGAGCCGCTCAGCGTCGTAAGCGGTCGGCGGGATCTCTGGTTCCGACTTCAGTTCCGGAGCCTGGTTGCGACGCCGCGCCGTATTTGCTGGGCCGGATGCGCGGGTCTTTTTCCCAACGTCACCGCGCCAGGGGAATAGACCGCGGTTGCGGAAGGCCAGTCCGACAATGACGTTTCGGCTGACGCCAAAGCGCTTGGCGATCTGGGAGGCGGAGAGATCATCCTTCCAGAGCTTCGCAGCAGCCTCGATGTCGACGGTGCGGTGCTGGATGGTCATGCCGCGCGCTCCTCGTCTGTTGGCTCGACGGCATCGATGTCCATCTCGATCTTCCGGCGGTAGGCCATCTGCTCGGCGCTAAGGTTTTTGGCATCTGGCAGGGACATGATTTTCTGCCAACGCTCGATCTCTTCCGGTGACGGCGGCATTTCTGGTGCGTAGCCGCGCGTCTTCTCCTTTTCGGTTTGGTGCCACGATCGGAATCCCTCGAGCATCCTGCGAACGCGAGCCCGCGCTTCCGGATCCTCTGGGGTCCCGTTATCTGGTCGCAACAGCTCGATTGAGGCGATGGTATCCCTAAGGCGAACATGCTCTTCGCTGATGAGCCGCTGCTCTGCCCTCACCATCGCCGCCAACTCAGCCGGGATCGGGATGAAGGCTTTGCGATCGATGTTGTATTCGCCACGGATGAGCTTCTTGCAGGTCGTGGTCAGCGCTTCGTGGGACAGGCCTGCAAGCGCGTAGGAATAGACCGTCTGCGCATCACCAGGAGCGATAGTCGAAGACAGGGCAAGCCCCGCCGTCTGCAAGGTCTTGAGCGCCTTGGCGACTCCATCATCGCCGCACGGGCGAAGGCGTTCCGCTGTAGCGGTAATCTGTTGCTGCAAGGTCGACAACGTTGTCAGGGCGGTCGTCATATCGGTCATTCCCGTTGATGGTCCTGTCGAGTTCTTTGGCGAATGCTTCCTGGTGGAGCTGGAAGGCGGTTTTCTGCGGCGGCGCTTGCGATTGTCGGTGCGGTCTGTCGTCGTATTTGCCTTCGATCAGCCCGTTGAAGCTCTTCGGCTGGCAAAGGAAATCCAGATCGGCCCGCCAGCCACGGTCGTTTTCGCCGCGGCAAAAGGCGCTTTTCGCCATCCGCCGGCACGCTTCGGCCCAAAGCTCTTCGCCGTGCTCACGAATTCGGGCTTCGACCTTGCGGCGACGATCGGCGGTGACCTTGCGAGGCACCGGAAGGCCGGCCTTGGAGGCCTGGTCCGAAAAGACCGAGATGGCCCGATCGGTGGGGGAAGAGCCCCCTTTAGGGGGCGAAGGGGGTATGGATGATTGGGGGTTAGGAGAAGGGGGTGTGGGGGAAGAACCTTCGGGGGAAGAAGGTTCGTCACCAGCGTCTGAAACGTCTTGATCGTCTGAATTAAGACGGTTTTCAGACGATTTAAGACGTTTGTAATAGCGTCTGTTTCTGGCCTGCCGCTTTGAGAGCACCGGCTCTTGCGGCGCAGCCTCAGCCTCGAACGCTTCAGCAGCGACCAGCGCCTGCTCAATCGTAAGGCCGGCAGCAAGCATGCGGCGGATGGCGGCCGAAACGGTCATCTCACCACCACGACTTTTCTGTTTCGTCGTAGCCGGCGAAACGAACGGGCTTACGGGGAGCGTTCAAGGCCGCCATCTGGCATACCGTCGGGCCCAGCCGATCGCGGTTCATCTTCATGTTGATGAGGGTGTCGGCCTCGTGCTCTTTGATGTCCAAGGCGTTGGCGATCGCCATCGTGTCGGGCCCAAACTTGGCGTAGGCTTCGAGGAAGGTCATGCGGCGATCTCCTTCGAGCTCGTAGCGCCTTCGATGCGCCGGACGGCGATGTCGGCATATTCGGGATTGAGTTCGACGAGGATGCTGCGCAGGCCGAGCTGCTCGGCGACGAGGGCGACCGTGCCGGAACCTCCAAACGGGTCGAAGACCAGACCAGAGGTTCGGTCGAAGGTCTCGCAGATGGGGCCGCAGCCGCTGGCCGCACCGCAGCAACCGCAAACGGTCTTGGGAGATCCAGCAGAGAGGCACCGCCGCGCCAATTCGCGCGGGAACGTGGCAAAGTGCGCTTCCCGGCAGCCCTCAATGTTGAAGGTCCAGACGTTGCGGCCATTCCGCATGTCGGGGGTATAGGTTTCGACCCAAGTGCCAGCGCGGTTCTGGCCTGGCGTACTACCCTTAGCGGGCTTGTACTGACCATCCTTCCGGCGAGCGTGCGCATTGCCTGTCGTCGGCTCTTTCAGCGCCTCCGGGTCAAAGAAGTACTTCTCGCTCTTAGTAAGGAGCCAGACCTTCTCATGCACGGCGGCGGGTCGGTCGTCGACGGATTCGGGCTTCGGGTTCGTCTTGTTCCAGATGATCTCGGATCGGACCCACCAACCATCATCCTGCAGAGCTATCGCAAGACGGTTCGGGATCATGCAGAGATCCTTGGGCTTCAGGTACCCACCTGGTCGAACGGTGAACCCGCTATCGGCGCGGTAGCCTTCCTTCGCTCCTGCGCGCTGTGGCCCGCGTGTGTCTGGCTGCAAGATCGGGCCGATGGTTGAGAACGGCTTATCGCGGAACGTCCGATCATCGCTGCCATCTGCCTTGTAAGCCGCAGCGGACTTGCCATTTGGCTGGGCCGCGTAGCAATCGCCGTAATTCATCCAGACGGTGCCATGGGCTTTCAGGACGCGGCGGATTTCGCGGAAGACGCGGACCATGACGTCAAGGTGCTCGCCGAGTGTGCGCTCGAGGCCGATCTGCCCTTCGACGCCATAATCCCGCAGGCCCCAGTAAGGCGGGCTGGTGACGACACAGTCGACCGAACCGGAAGGCATGCGGCGCATAGCCTCGATGCAGTCGCCAATGTGGATGGTGCAACGGCCATCGAGGATGGAGCGGGTTTCAACCGTCATGCCACCGCCCTCGCCATGGTAATGGCAGCGTCCAGCATGGCGATGTCGCGAAGCTTGTTTTCGGCCTCGCCTGCAGCGCGCGGCCGTTTCGACCGCGGGCCGTGATCTTCCAGCCAGGTGAACTTCTGGCGCTTCTGGGCCTCTGCCCACTCGATGAGGGCGGCCGGCGTATGTTCGTGCCGCCGCCGATCACTTCACTCGTCCTTTCGTCGTCGTCTCGTCTTCCTTGCCAGCCACAAGAGCAGCCAGCCGAAGAATGTTCGGATCAACCGCAAACTTCCGTTCCTTCTCATACGCCTCGTCCAGTTTCTCGCATGCTTTGCTGTAAGCGTTCGCAAGCGCAAGGAAGTTCGACATCAGCATATCTTTAACTTCGCGGTGGCGAAGTCGCATGAGTATGGAAGATGGGACCTTCAATTTGCGTTGCAGACGCGCGGCAGCCGCTTCGATCGTATCGCCAGGCCCGCGGTGCTCTTTGGCAAGCAGGAACTGCGCCATGCCCTTCGCTGAACTGATGTATGCGGTACTCATCGTCTTGCTTTCCTTGTCAGAAATTTTGTCACGCATGACATTTTCCTTGTGCGAACTCTGGTCCCGTTGAAGGAGACGTTGATGCGCACAGGCATTACTTCCGATGGAGAGGACGGCGCCGCGCCAACGGCTGCCGGTCCCTCCCAGGTCATTCCTTTCCGCAGAGCCCGGGCGCCGCACCCTGCCTCTGCCGCCGGTGACGATCCCTCGTCGTCACCGGCAATTCCCCTTGGTGAGCTTGTGAACGCCGTCGTGTTGAGGCTCTCGAACAAGCGCATAAGGTTGAAAGTCTTGCGGGCCCCCGGCTTGGGAGGAGGAAAAGACGGAGGCCCGCGCTAAGCGCCGCGGAGGCTCAGCGCTTAATTCTTTCCTTGAAGCCGTTTCGGCGGAATTCGTGTTCGCCGAAGCCAGGAAGGACCAATGTCAGCGCTGCCATCCAGAGAACGACGCCGAGACAGCCGAAGAAAACGGGCCAGGTCATGCTGCTGCATCCTTCTTGTCGGAGGGGTTCGTCGAATGATCGCAGCGCTCACAAAACCGCTCGATCGTCTCATTGATGGAAAGTACCCGGTCGCATCGATCGCAGGCGTGATGCGGCAACCTCTGAAATTCGCGGCTCTGAAGGTGACGGGCCGCAGCAATGGAAGACGATGACCCAATCCCGATCATGCGAATTCCTCCGCCTGCTCGCGCTTGCGCATGGCAACGGTGCAGGCATGACAATGCTTGTCGCTATAGCCGCCGCAGGTCTCCCCCGGGTTGAGGCAGTGAGGCCGCAGGACGTATTTCGGCTTGGTCAATTGGGAGACGGTTCCGCTCTCGGTACCGACAACTGTCACGCCTGCTCGCGGCGTCCCGGTGCCAGTCACAGCAACACCGACAGCATCATCTGTCCTGATGTCCGTGTCCCCGTCACCCAGGGACTGCATTGCCTCTTCAGGCGAAATCTGTGCCCATTTCACGTCCGGGCCAGACGACGTTGCGACGGATGCGCGCTCCGCGCTGCGGTCTACATCTTCGCCTCCTGCGTTGGCGCCGGCGCTGCTCAACTCAGCGTCAGGGCTTGGGGATGCGGTTCCGCCCTGCGAGGCAGTGGCGATCTCGGAATGCTTGGTGACGATGTTCAGGCCTCCGTCGGAGCGCGCGAGGATCGCAGCGACCTGCGGATCAACCGTCACTGTCAGGTGATGACCGTCAGCGTCGGTGTGGTCGATGACCGTGACTGGCGCATCATCGAGGATCTCGCCCGTTTCCGGGTCGTGCGCCTCTTCCGGCTCTTCGAACATGTCGATTTGGATCATGCCGAGGGCGTGCAGATAGGTGTCGAGGATTGCCTCTTGCTCGGCCCGCTCGTCGGCGTCCTGCTTGCGGATCGAAATGACCTTGCGCAAGATTTTGGCGTCGAAGCCCATCGATTTTGCCTCGCCATAGACATCCTTGATGTCCTCGGCGATCGTCTTCTTTTCTTCTTCGAGACGCTCAATGCGCCCGATGAAAGCGCGGAGTTGGTCGCGGGCTACGCCGTGTGCGTCGGTCATTGGTCAACCCTCAGATTCGTGGACGGCACGAAGGTTCATCGCCAGCCCTGCTGCCGTGATCTTCATGCGACGATTGTTCATGTACCTTTCGACCAGTCCTGCCTTTTCGAGGCGGCTCCAAGTCGAGCGCATCACTGGGGCTCTCTCCCCAGCAGCGATCAGAACTTGGTTCTTGTCGAAGACACCATCTGCGTTCCGACTGGTCAGCCACTTCAGCGCCGATTTCATCGCGTCAGTGACGGTGTTAGACGGTACCGGCTCTTTGACCTGGGCGTCGGACGTCATCTTCCGCCCTCCGCCATACGGTTGAACTCGACGATCGAAGCCCGACGGGCGCGCCAATCAACTCTCCTCGATACGAACCCATAGGAGTCCGCATGCCTGTCGTCGGAAAGAGCGGAACGATCAAAAAGCCCGTCGTGATCTTCGACGAGGGGGCCCCGAACCCTTACGCCAACTTCATCACTGAACTCGCCGAGGAAGACGGCATTGTTCGTGTCGGCTTTGCCACGCTCACCAAGTCGGGCGACGGGCAACTGATCGCGATGACGGTCGTGCGTCTGCACCTCAAGAAAGAGGCCGCATGGGAGTTGTGCCGAGGACTCCGGCGCATGGAAGATCTCGTTAAGAGACAGAAGAGGTGAGGTCATTGCGAGACCTCCGGCTTAACAAGAACCTCTTTAGTCAGGAACGTCAGCCTGACCTGCTTTCCCCGAACAAGACCGGCATTGGATGCGCTGGCGAGAATGAGACCTTCAGATTGCTTCTGATAAATTACGGCCTCTGCCTCATCGTAGGAAACGATCACGACCTGCATCATTGCGCCGACTCCACCGCAGCGGCGAAATCGTTCGCCGTCACATCTCCATCCGTCGCCTTCATGATCTTGGCGATCGCGTCCCACGACGGCATAGAAACTCCGCGCTTTATGCGGCTGACTTGCGCCTGGGAAAGACCGGCGGATGCGCCGAAAGCGGCGTCCGTGATCCCTTTGCTTCTGAGGTACTGTTCTAGTGTCATGTCACGCATAATGCATGGCATGCATATGCATGTCGAGCATCGTATGCATGGGATGCTCTTCATTCGCAAAATTGGCGGATGTAAACTTTAGCCATGGCCCCAGTACCCAAGCCGAGACGCGAGAGATCGAAGCACTTCTTCAAGGAGTGGAGGGAATATCGCGGTTTCACGCAGGAGCAGGCTATCGGTAAACTTGGGTGGTCACAGTCAAAAATCAGCCGCCTGGAGGCGGGCGTGACGCCTTACGACCAAGACGACCTTGAAGCCGCCGCAGAGGCCTACCGCTGCGATCCCACGGACTTGATCAGGGTCGACCCCACCAAAGAAGGCGAGGTCGAGGTCGTAGACTTGATGCGGCTCTTGGATGACAAGAACAGAGCCATGGCTGTCAGGATGCTGAAAGCCCTTACCGGAACGGATAGCTAATCCCCGGCTCTGCGCAGCAAAATGAACTCGTCCATTTCATCGCTGTGAGCAATCCAGTCACAGCCATGCTTTGCTTTGAGTGAAGCAAGCAGCCTGGCGGTAAGCGCCTGGCATTCATCTATATGCTCTGTTGCGGTGATCGTGGACGGCATAATAGCCGCGCCCGCCGACAGAGAAAAAAACTCCCGTCTATTCATGCTTTAAACTTCCCTCACCCTCGGGCCCCTTCGAGCGGGACAGTAGCAAAGGACTAACCCTGACGGGTAGCTGTATATTTTTTTAGCAACTGCCTGTTTTTTGTCATACTTTACTCAACCGCCGTCCGGGCTACTCAACTTTTATGACAATCCAGAGAGAATCCGATGCTTTTTTCCCATCGGTTTTTAGGGGTATTTTACGAATTGGTTTATGAGGTGCAACTCAGACACGCTTCTAACGGAACGAAATGAGACAGGCGCCACACATGCGTTTGTCGATCACGTTTGCGTAACAAGAATAATACTCCGTTACCAAAGTATTATTATTCCAACGGGCCGCTTTGAAGCTCCCTGGCTTTGACGGCCTTTCCTTCTCCGGCGCCTGATTCTCCCTCTGCAAATATTTATGCATCACATGCATTTTGACGTTGACATTGTCCATGCATGCGATGCATACTCCGCCTCATCAACACACGGCGACGCCGGGAGATGAAAGCGATGATGATCAGCTTTTCAGTAGACTATGAATTCGAAGAGCTGCAGCTCTGCGACGAGGGCCTGATGGCCAACGGAACCGCAACGCTGGTCCACGACGGCGACGGCGAGTTCTATGTCGATAAGATCATTCTGATTGGCGGCAAGCGGCTGGACCGCAAGGGCACCGGCGCCTGGGGTTTCCCCAAACGCGTCAACAAGGGTCTCTTCGAGGCCATTGCCACCCTGATCGAGAACGACAGCCACGCGCAGGACTTCTTCCACAACGCGCTTGAGGAAGGCTCCGCGCCCGATCCGGACCGCGCTTACGACGAGCGCCGGGATCATGCCGCCATGGCGTGGGTCGCCTGATGAGCAAGCACACTCCAGGCGCTTGGACGGTCGAGCCCCCGAGCGAACAGACGCCGCACATATGGATCACCGCTCCGACGAGCAGCGGCGTCGCGAAGATCGAGACTTGCAATTACGACGACGGGAAAGGCGAGAGGCTGATTGATGAGGATTTCGCCAACGCCCGCCTGATCTCGGCCGCGCCGGATCTTCTTGATGCTCTGATCATGGTGAGAGACGCAGACGAGGATTGCCGGCAAGACGGATTGCCGACGATCCCGGCGCCTGCGCGCGCCAAAATCGACAGGGCCATCGCCAAAGCGGAGGTCCGGTCATGAGCCGCCCCGTCGCCCACGCCTGCGACCCTGCGCGTCGCTACTGCGAATGCGGCCACTGTGCCCTCCCGCCAGCTCGCAACATCGATCTGGACGGCATCAAGCAGTTCAACCGTGCCAGCTACTCACTCGCCATGTCCCTGATCTTCCTGGCCGCTGTCCTCGGCGTGCTTGCTGCCGGCTTCTGGAATGCCGACCGGGTTCAGGAAGTCGTCGCCCACGAAAGGAACGTCTGAGATGGATGTTACGTCCACTTCCACCGATCTGATCATCACACTGCCGGCCGTCCCGAACGTTGCGACGTTCACCGACGAGGCCGAATTCGAAAAGCTCTTTTCCGAGATCATGAAGGTCGTCGCCGAGCATAAGCCAGATGTATCGACGAAGAAGGGCCGCGATGAAATCAAGTCGCTTGCCTACAAGATCGCGAAGACGAAAACCACTCTGGATAAGCAGGGCCTCGCCCTGACGAAGGAATGGCGCGACAACACCACGAAGGTCAATGCGACCCGGAACAAGATCGAAGCGCGCCTTGAAGAACTGCAGGCGAGTGTTCGCAAGCCTGTCGATGATTGGGAAGCTGCCGAGGAAGCCCGCATCGACACCCTCAAAGCTCGTTTCTCCGCGCTCGACGCCGGCCGCGCCGATGCCAATTGCCCGTCCGATCAGATCAGATCTGTTCTCACCGAGATCGAAGCGACCGCTATCGGCGAGGACTGGCAAGAATACCGGGACGAGGCTGCCCTTGCGAAGGACCGCGCCGTCAACGCTTTGCGTCAAAGCCTCGCTATTGCCGAGAAGCGTGAAGCCGATGCGCGCGAATTGGAAGAGCTGCGCGCGCTCAAGGCAGCAAAGGAAGAAGAAGATCGCCAGCGGCGCGAGGCAGAGGAAGCCGCTGCCCGGGTGCGCGATCGCTCCGTCAAAGCTCGTCAGTACATCGAGGAAGTCGAAAAGGGCTTCATTGGCGGCGAGCCCCAGCCCTACGGCATCCTTATCTATGAGCTTGAGCGGAAGCTCCCGCCCCTCATCGATGAGCTCGGCGAATATGCCGAGGAACTTCATGCCATCCGGAAAGGCGCTCTCGCCAACCTGGCACTGGCGATGGAACGGCAGGCTGCGGAAGATGCGGCAAAAGCCGAGGAAGAACGCAAGGCAGCCGCCGCGAAGGCGGAGGCCGATGCGAAAGAGGCAGCGGCCAGGAAGCGAGACGAAGACGAAGAGCGCCACAAGCTCGAAGTCGAGGCGGCTGCCCAAGCCGAGCGTGACCGGATCGCCCTTGAACGCAAAGCCGAAGAGGACGCTCGCGCCAAGCGCGAGGCTGACGCCGCCCACCGGGCCAAGATCGCGACCGACATTGCCGACGCTCTCCGCACCATGTCCGGCCGCGCCACCCCTGAAGCCATCGCGGAAGCCCTGATCGCAGGGAAAATCCCGCACTGCACCGTGAGGATGTAATCATGAGCCAGCTTGCGAAAGTAGACCACGAAGCAGCGCCGGTCAGCCGCTACGAGCAACCGGCCAATCAGTCGACAGGCCTTCTCGGCGTCATCGAGCGGATTGCCGGCAACCCGGAAGTGGACGTCGAGCGCATGTCAGCGCTCCTGAAGATGCGTGCGGAAGAAGAGGAACGCATTCGCCGGATCGAACGAGAGGACCGTGCCGAGGCGGCGCGTCGCGAGTGGTTGGCTGCGTTCTCCGCCGTTCAGGCTAAGATCGGTCCGATCTTCCGCACTAACGAGAATGACCACACCAGGTCGAAGTATGCGGACCTCGCCGACATCGAACGCATCGTCACCCCCATCCTCACGGATCACGGCTTCTCGACCACGTCTTGCCCGATCCCGTGCGAGCTTGAGGGGCATATCCGCATGCGCCTCAACCTCGGCCATGCCGGCGGTCACGTCGAAGTCTACGAAGACGACTTCCCACTCGATACGACCGGTTCTGGCGGCAGGGTCAACAAGACACCGATCCAAGCCAAAGGCAGCACCCAGACGTATGCCAGGAGGTATCTAAAGGCCAGCGCGCTCGATCTCGCCTTCCTGGACGACAAGGACGGCAATCCACCAAAGCCCGAGATAGAGACCATCTCCGAAGAGCAGGTGATGCAGCTTCGGGAAATGATCGAGGTTGCAGAGGCCGATGAAGCTCGTGTGTGCGCCATCGGCAAGATCGCGCGCTTGTCCGACATGCCGGCGTCTGACTTCCCTAGAGCTATGGACATGCTCAAGCGCCGCCAGCAGGAAAGGACCGGACGATGATCCAGATCTTCGACTGCGACCAGAACTCTCCGGAGTGGTACCAGGCTAGAGCCGGCATCCCGACAGCGTCGAAATTTCACACCGTCATGGCTTCTGGCCGTGGCGGAGGGGAAAGCAAGACACGCGAAGACTATCTCTATGACCTCGCCGGCGAGATCTACACTGGAGAGCCGACGGAGAGCTATTCGAACTCTCATATGGAGCGCGGGCACGTCCACGAGCCTGAAGCCCGCGAGATGTATTCCTTCATCACCGATGCCGACATACAGCGCACCGGTTTCATCCGGAATGGAGATAAAGGCGCGAGCCCAGATGGCCTCGTAGGCAGCGATGGGATGTTTGAAGCGAAGTCGAAGCTTCCGCGCCTGTTGATCAAAAGCCTGTTTCGAGACGAGTTCCCTCCGGAGCACAAGGCACAATGCCAGGGCGCGCTCTGGGTCGCTGAGCGTGAGTGGATCGATATCGTCGTCTACTGGCCGAAGATGCCGCTCTTTGTAAAGCGGGCTTACCGTGACGGCCCTTACATTGTGTCGCTCGCATCTGCCGTGAAGCAGTTCAACGAGGAATTGGCCGAGATCGTTGAGCGCCTCCGCCGTTACGGCCAGAAACCGTCGCCGACCGTTACCGACGCCGAACTTCTGCAACACCCTCGGATGGTGGGCTGACTATGGCCCAGAGGAAACAAACGTTCATCCTGATCAACGACCGTGTGCGAGAAAATGCGCTCTTAGCCATTGCGGCTGCCGGCGAAGGCAGCGCCGTAACAATTGGTCCCAAGACGCGCAGCGGCGACCAGAACGCTAAGTTTCACGCGATCTGCACCGATATAGCCAACTCCCATATGACGTGGGCCGGCAAGAGGCGCGATGCTGAGGCGTGGAAGGTTCTTCTGGTTTCCGCCCATACCGTGGCGACGAAGAACCATCCTGGCACTCCATCGCCTGAAATCGTTCCCGGCCTCGAAGGCGAGTTCGTCAACATTCGCGAAAGCACGGCGCGCATGTCGGTCGGCCGTGCTGCCAGCCTGATCACCTACGCCATCGCCTTCTGCGACACGAACGGCATTCACCTCTCGGAGACGATCCGTGGCGGCTTCCATGATGGCGCCAACGACTGGAGGGCAGCATGACCAGCAACCCACGCGTCAACCGCTATCTCAAAGACAAGGCTATGGATCACATCGACCATGCGCTCGGCCGGCCGGTCGACCCTATGGGCGAGACCTACCGCAACCATTTTGCGACTGGGGCTGACGGCAAAGACGCCAAACAGTTCACCGCATCCCCGAACTGGAAGAAGGTTGGACAGCGCGACGACATGGCATTCTTCGCCGTGACGGACGCCGGCCGGAAGGCCTTGAAGGATCACCTCAAGGCCATCGGCGATCCTTGGCAGCCATACAGCGTCACATGGGGCGGTCACACCGTCCTCATCGCGGCCAAGTCGATCGGCAATGCGAAGTACAGCACGTACCTCGATGTCAGCGACAGCTATTCCGAATTGAAATTCGTGGACTTCGCGCGCGAGGCCAAGGTGCGGAGGGCCGCAGTATGACCGATTTACCTAACAAGGCCGATTTCATCGCTGACGAGCGGCCCGGAGAATATGAGGCCACCTTCTCGGTGCGCGGCACGATCCGGGTAACGATCAAGGCCGAAAGCTTGGACGAGGCCCGCGCAAAGGCCGACGCGATGACCGAAGACGAAGAGTTCGGCTTGGAACTCGACGAGGCGGACGATGTGTCGCTCAATTGGGTCGGCAAGACACGTCCAATGTATCTCGTCACCCGCGAAGGCCGGACGATGCAGGTCAGCCGGCTTGAACCGGGCGATCTGCCTCGCCAGCCCGACGAGCGGGGGTTCTGAGATGGCTGAGAACAGCAAGATCGAATGGACCGATCACACCTTCAATCCGTGGATCGGCTGCACGAAGGTCTCTCCGGCCTGTGATGGCTGCTACGCTGAGAACCTGATGGCGAACCGATACGGTCGCGTTCAGTGGGGCGCCGGCGAGGACAGGCAGCGCACGGGCAAAGCCAACTGGCGCAAGCCGGTCGCTTGGGACAAGGCTGCCAAGGAAGCCGGAACCCGCCCCTATGTCTTCTGCGCATCGTTGGCCGATGTGTTCGACAACGAAGTCGACGAGATGTGGCGCTACGATCTGATGAGCCTGATCGATGCAACGCCGAACCTGATTTGGCTTTTGCTGACGAAGCGGATCGGCAATGTCATGAAGATGACCGACCCTGCACGCGGCCATCGGATGCTCCCGCGCAACGCCGCGATCGGCGCCACGATCGCCAACCAGCCCGAATACGACCGCGACCGGATGAAGCTGTGGGAGGTGAAGCAATCGCTTGAACCGCTGTTCACCTTCGGAAGCTACGAACCGCTCCTAAGCCGTGTCGTCCTCGACAAGTATGCGCCGGATTGGATCATCACCGGAGGCGAGACCGATCAGGGGCCGCACAAGGCGCGATACACCGACCCGGAAAACTTCCGCTATCTGCGGGATCAGAGCCGCGAGCTCGGCCGTGCCTTCTTCATGAAGCAGATGACGCGCAAGGCGCCGATCCCGGCCGACCTTCTCGTTCGCCAGTATCCGGAGGCAGTATGACCGACCTCTATTCCGAAAGAGTGATCAAGGCGACGCGCAAGCATCACTATTGCGAGCAATGCGGCCGGAAGATCGAAATCGGTTCGCCCGCGCATTATGCGTTCGGCGTCTACTACGGCGACACCTTCAGCAACCACACGCATGTCGAATGCCACGCGGCTGCGCGAGCGTATGCGGAGCTGAATAACGCATGGGGCGAGGAATACCCCTGGTTCCAGCACATGGACCGCGACATCGATTGGACGAGCTGGCTGCGTGAACATCACCCGATCGTTGCAGAGCGGCTGAATATCGAGCGCGAGCAAGACGAGGTAGAAGCATGACCGGCGTCGTTCGCTACTTCCACGGCGGATTCGGCGGCCTGACCGTCGGCCAGTTCGTGCTTCCGCCGGCGACGACGAAGGCACCGTCTACCGCGCGCTTCGGCGCCGCCGGCGTCTGCAACACGAACAAGATCTATGTCTGCACCGATCAGCACGGCGCTCTTCTCTACGCCTGCATGCATTGGTCCGGTTGCGGCAAGGTCTATGAGGTCGAGCCGATCGGCGAGTTGACGCCCGATCCTGATGCAGCGCGGGCGGGGTTCTCCTTCGAGTGCGACAAAGCGCGCGTGCTGCGAGTGATCCGCGTCCCCGGGAAAACCATCAAGCTAGTCCAGCGCGACATGCTCCAAGAGCAAAATCGCCAGCGCGAAGTCGTGCGGATGACGCGCAAACTGACAGGGAGAGCGTGATGGCCCGCGAGTTCTCCAAGAAGGTCCGCGCCGAAGCTTTCCTCCGCTGCGGAGGCAAGTGCCAGACGTGCGGGAGCGTTCTAAAGGTCGGCGAAGGCGAATACGACCACATCGTGCCTTATGCGCTCTCCGAGGATTCGACGCTGTCGAACTGCCAAGTGCTTTGCGTCCCTTGCCATCGAGGCGAAGGGGCGAAGACATCAGACGATATCAGAGCGATTTCCAAGGCTAAGCGAATTTGGCTCAAGCACAACGGATGCTGGCCGAAATCCAAAACCAAGATCAAGGGCCGCGGCTTCCCGAAGTCGAGAGAGGCAGCGAGGGAACGGACATGACGGACACGCCGCAGCAGTTCATCGACTGGTTCGTGAAGAATTATCCCGGCCCGGATACGGTCATCTTCGATCCGAAGTGGCACGCGCCGAAGATTTATCGAGCCGCCATCGCGCCGGCCTATTCCGAGATCACCGAATCCTACCGCTCGTCTCTTCGAATGATCCGCGAGGCGATCGAGACGATTTTCGGCCCCATGGCAAACTTGGAGAGCGAGGAAGCGGAATTGTTGCGCGGTCCCGAGCCGCACCATACTGCCGAGGTTATTATCGCAGCGTTGCAGAATGTCGCCGCCATTCCCCGAGAACGGAGGGAAGTGAAGGAAATAATCGCTGCTCAGGTTCAATCGGTTTGCGATTGGGACGACCGGACATCGCCAGACGACTGCCCGAACCATCTCCTGATCACGCCGGAAGAACTGAAGGAGATTCTTGAGAATGTTGCCGATCTCGCATCGGACCGCATCCGCTCCTGCCTTCTCGATAAGCCGGAGGCGGTAGAGGGGGAAGAAGCGCGGCAGATCATCCGAGGTTTCCTTGCCTGCCCCGAAGTGGCGGATTGCGCCCCAGAAGACCTTGATAACGAGACACGCGATCTAGAGCGCCGCGCCCGTAAGTTTCTGGCCACCCTTGCCCCCGACCATGCGGACGCCGCACAGAGCGGCGGAGAGGCCTTCGACAAGATCGTAGCCGCCCGCAAAGCCCACGTTGATGCCGTAGCCGCTTACAACGCTCGCCTTGAATTCGTCCGCGCGGAAAGGGAGCGTGGCAATCGGCTCAATGTCGATCCCGAATATGCCGCGATGTCGGAAGCGCAATCTGCATTCTATCGCACGGTCCAAGAGCTTGCCGACGCCGCCTTCAAGGGAGACAGCGCATGACGAGCTTGGTCGAGAGATTGCGGGAATACGCTGGATGGCGACTGCGTGCGCACCAGTCTGAGTGCACCGACCCTTTGTGGCCAAAGCCCACGGATATCGCGCTTGCCGAAGGCGCAGTAAAAGAGATCGGCAGGCTCCGCAACGACATTGTCAGACTTCAGCGCGAGCTGTCCGAAGCACGCCGCAAGGCTTTCGAGGAAGCTCTATCGCTGGTTGTTGATGTTTCCGCCCCGAGCGGAGAATTTGGTCGCGGTTACAAGCAAGCGTGCGACAATATCGCCGCCGCAATCCGCAAGGCTGGGGAGGAAGGGCGATGAGCGCGCCTCTCCCGTACATCTACCGGTGGAACCGCCAAGGCCGCAAAGGCCAGCCGTGCGAAGTCCTGATCCGCGCGAAGGTCATGAACAGCTGCCTCGTCCGCTTCGCTGACGGCTACACCATGGTGACGAGCCGAAACGCGCTGATGAAGAACAAGGAGGCCACCCCATGACCTCACGTCGGCTTGTCATAGAGCGGCTTGCGCCTGTTTCTCGCGGCCGGTTCTTTCCGGGCTTTGACCACCTCGTCAATGTCTTCGGCGGCCAGGGTGACGGGGTAATCCAGACCCGGCAGATAGAGAGAAACGGTCCCGTTCGGCCAGACGCGGGAGACCTTTCCCTCGATTTTGACCGTGTCACCTTTTTCAATCTTATTAGCCATAGCGAATATTTGGCGCGTCCTGCGCAGGAGGCAAGACCATGAGCGAGATCGCAGTGAAGGCGCTTGACGCCCAGGACGGAACGCCTCGGCTTTTCAGTGAGGGCCTTCGGTGATGGATGAAATTGGGCTCATTGACGAAATGCTCCTTCATGAGCAAGCCTTGGAGCAATACCCGTGGCTGAGCGCTCAAATCCTGAACCGTTGGCGTCGGGATGGGGTTATCCGCTGCTTTAAAGGGAAAGAGGGACGAGCGGCCTATCCGAAGTCGGATCTTTCAAGAGCCCTCGCCAGGGAGATGGAATGCGAAAAGAGAGACAGCCAAGAGGAATATTCGAATACCGCGGTCAATGGATCCGACAGGAAAAGGGACGAAACGGCTTCTACCGCTACTGGTACGATGACGGAAGCCGACGCGTTAAGAGAAAAGCTCTGGCGTCAGTCACTCTACAAGACGCAAAAGAAGAACTCATCAACCTCCTTGGGGCCGAAATCCCATCGTCGCGAGACCCCAGAGAAGTCTATCTCTTCGACGTCCTGAAGCACTATCAGGACAATTACGCGGAGCCTAAGGGCTACAAGCAGATGGCGGCGATCAGACGGGCTTCCGTGCTCGTAGACGATGCCTTCAAGTCCTTCATGGGAGCGCCGAAGGTCGCAGACCTAACGCGCCTCAATCAACGCCGCGCATGGGCTCATATGGCCTCGGAGAACGGGCTGAGCGCCAAATCAATCATGACTTATATGATCGCCGTTCGCGCCGCGATCAATTACGCCGCTATTCCCCAGCTTGTTGAAATCGCCGGGAACAAGGAAGAAGTCCAATTGCTGGATTCGACCGTGCCTATTTTCTGCAATCAGGAGGAGATAGCCGAGCACATCGACGGCGACGTGTCGAAGCCTCGCCAGTACATTCCGACATACGAGGAGCTTGGCCGCTGGATAGACGCTATCAAAGAGGAAGACGACTTCCGCTATGTGATAATCGCGCTGAACACCTGCGCTCGCAACGAGGCAATCTTCGATCTCAGGGTATCGGAACAGGTGAATTTCGAGACCGGAACCATAGACCTGAACCCTGTCGGAAGGCGGCAGACAAAGAAGCGCCGGCCGATAATCAGGATGACGACCAACCTTGCGGCGTGGTTCAAGCATTGGGGGGATGACAGGCCGATCCGACCGTATCAGGACACGGTAGAGAAGCGCCTGAACAAGCTCGGGAAGCCGGTGCTTGATAAGGAGGGGAAGGTTGTCCGAGACCTCGGCATGCCCGAGATGACCTGTTACACGCTGCGCCACTTCATCGCGACGAACATGAGATCGACATCCCGGCCGGTATCGAGGGAGCAGCGCTCCAAGTGGCTAGGCCACACGGTCAACGAGGGGTCGAGGACGACGGACTGGTACGAGAAGTTCGATCCGGACTATCTCGAAGAGCCGATGCGGGCGACCGAAGAGATCGTCCAACGACTGCAGAAATGCACCCGCAGAAGCCTGCTTGCTCCCACAGTGCTCCCACAAGGTAAGCTGCGAGTTGTTGAGTAA